ATGCACCGGATAAGCCCGGATTAATATGTTTATACCACTCAAATAAAAACAATGCAACAAAAAAGGGAGCCGAAGCCCCCTTTTTCTTTACCGCTGATTAAGCACCAGCAGAGCCGAACATACCCAATGGATCTGACCAACCAAAAGAATAACGCTCGCGAGACTTGTAACGAACGTTACCTGTATCGAAGTCGCCGTCCATGGAGTTAGCCAAGGGTGAACGAACAAAGTGCTTCATGCCGTTAGGAACGTCTGTGGTCAAGAACCAAGCGTTAGTATCGGTCAAGAAGTGGTTTACACAGTAACCTTCGGAAATTGAACCGTTGTTCTTAATTGCATTGATGTCGTTGTCAGTTGTACCAACGCGCAACTCGGTTTCGAGCAGGCGGGTCGCAACGAATTGCAATGAAGAAGGAACAACCAATTTCTTGGGCTTAGAGGCAATTAACAAGCCACGCTCGTCTGTCCACAAGCTGATTTGAATAACGGCGGCTTCCAAAGAAGTCTCGTTCAAGTCGGCTGCAGTCGTAGGAATGTTGCTGTTAACACCACCAGTGATCAAAGGATGCGATGCGCTAAACAAAGGAACACCATCACCACCGTAATAAGCGGCAGAGTTAGTGAAACCGTTGTTCAATACAGCAGCAGCTTTAACTTGCTTGGTGTACGCCATAGCACGGGCCAAAGCTTTTGTGTAACGAGCAGACAAGGAGTCATACAAGTTATCTTCAATAGCCTCTTCAGTCAAACTGAAGCCCAAAGCAATGGTTTCGTGGTTGTATCGAGCAGTCCATGCTTCCTGTGCATTGTCATAGCTGATGGCAGAGCCTTCATTTTTGACTGGTGCGGCAGAGAAGCCAGAGAGTTTAGTCTCTTCTTCGAAGCTACGCTCTGATGTCTCAGTTTCGTAGATCTCTTTGTGCTCTTGATCGTATGTTGCGTATTGCAGACCGAACAAAGCGTTCAGACCGGGAAGCAACTCTTTAAGTAGTTGTGCGCGTGAAATAGCCATGGTTTATGCTCCTTATACGCCAGTAGAGTTGTTGTACTGGTGCATAGTCGCATTTATCTTGACGATAAACTCAACGAATGTATCAGCGCCTGTTGCTGTCTCGCGAACCACATCAATAATGCGGATGGGCAGCGTATTGGTAGTAGTTTGAGTGCCTTCATCAATAGCTACCTTGGAGTTACCAGTAGTGGTAGATCCGGCGTTTTGAATCAAAGCAATGTTATTACCAATAGCAGAGATGCCCATTCCAGCCACGGTTGTGGTTCCAGAACAAGAGACTACTTGGAACAGAGTATCAGGATCATCAGCGACCACAGCGAAGATCTTTGATCCCGAAGCGATTGCTTGACTAGCTGGATAGTACTGTTGTTGCTGGATAGTGCCAGTTGACTGGTTAGTAAAACTTACGCCTAAGAACACACCGCAAGGCGTGGCAGTTGTTGTGCCCGTGTCTTTTTCGATAGTGCCATCAGAAATACGTTTCACCAAGTCACCATAGAAAATGCTGGTGGCATAACCACTTGCAATTTCCATCATACGGGTAGCTCCCGCAAATACCTGTCCACCTATTAGGTTTACAGGCTTTAGACCGTAAGGGGCCGAGACTGTAGGATATGCCATTTAAGACTCCTAAAAATTTAAGTACCTTTACCAAAGCTAGACGAAGACTTACTCTCTCTAAAGAGAGGCATTCTCGGATCGCTCTGACGCATAAGGCTATTATCTACAGCATCCGTCTGAGCTTGTGTTTGTTTAGCAAAATGGGCATTTCGCTGATCCACAAATTCTTTCGGCGTCTTACAGAGTAACAACCCGCCAATTTCAACATTGTCTTTGTATCGACTTGCTGGATCGGCTAACAGTTTAAATCTCGGCTGCTCTTCTAAAGTAACTGGCTCCCAGCCTTCACGCAATTTGCTTGAAAGGTTACGAGGGTCAGCTGTGTTCAAATTAGCAACACGAATCCATCGGTAAGCGTAGTCCGGGTGCTTGTCGGGTTCAGGTAGAAGTTCGGCCTGCTGCCACTGTTTAGGACGTTCAGCCATCAATCTATCTTCAAGTTCACGCGGTTTTCTGTTTTCAGCCATTGTTGGCCTCCATTTCGATTTTCGCCTTGGCATATTGCTCGGGCGTTAAATTAAGTTTTTTGGCCAAGCTCAACTCAGATGGATTCAAACGAACCCTCTTTGGTGAAGTTGTCCTTGTAGCCGGTGCAACCACCGAACTTTTGCGAGCGGCTGGGCGCTCATTTTGTTCCGCTTCTTCCTCAAATTTCTCTGGGAACCGCCTGCGGATAGTGGCGTCTATCTTACGATAGTACTCTTGTGATGAAACCTGAACACCCTCGCGGCGAAGCTTCTCATGCAAGCCAAGCGCCAGACTGGTCATCTCTTCATCTTCACCAAACCACGGATTCTGCTGTTGCCATGCTTGCGCGCTGGGGTCAGGCCGATACTGTGGTGTAGGCTCTGGAGCCGTTTGTACTACAGGTTTTTCTTCTTGTAAAGGGGTTGGCTTAAAGTTTTTGACTTTATCAGCCTTTAATGTGGCTTGAGTCAAACGCTCTTGAGCGTCCATAACCTTGTCAGTATCACCAGAATCATAAGCTTCACGGTAATCTTTCTTGGCTGCTTCAAGCTCCATCTGTACAGCGCGCTGGACTGTAGCCAGCACATTCTTCTCACTATTGTCCAGATTTGTCTTGAGGCGTTTGTTCTCCTCCATGACCTTCTGGGCAAAGTTAACAGCCTCTTGCTGCTCACGCACGGCGTTCTCTTTATCGCGGCGTTCTTCGTGAGCCAGCCTCTTCATCTGGATCAGTTTCTTCTTAACTTTGGTAGAGTAGTCCTCAAGCTCATCGTTGTATAGATCTGACTTGACTTTCTCCTCCATGGGTTCTTTATTGCGATCCTCTAACGGAGTGTTGTCTTCTACGTCAACGATAATCTGTTCATCAGTTTGATCGTCTTCAGTCGTGACTTTTACGTCATCCAGTTCGTCTGGAAATTTAAATGTTGCCATGTTGTTCCTTATTTACGGCGAATGCCGCGTGGATCATCTACTACTCCCTCAACAGAATCGTCATTGATCACACGGAATTCTTTGCCGTGAATGACCAGTCGTGTTCCTGAGTTAGGTCTAATCAAGATAAAGTCACCCTTCTTGCAGTACGGGCCAGTTGGAAACCGGCTTGCGTCTTTGTAGCAGTCTGGGCCCATGTCTACTACGAATAACACAGTAGTCAGGGTTTCCTCAATCATGAGAGTTTCTTCCGCTTTTATGAGTCCGGACTCTCCGTATTCCTTCTCCATCTCTGGGATAGCACAAAGAATTCTGTAACCAGATGGGCGGGGAAGCTGTTTAGCCTTCTCCTCTGGTTTGTTCAAGATCTTGGATAAATCCACAGCCTTGGTTATTTTGAGATTTGAAATCTCACTCGTCATCGTCATTCGTTAATCTTTCCTGTAGGTCTATGATGTATAAACGTGCAGTGAGTAGACCTTTGACCTCTCCACACATTTTTCTGTACTCCGCAAAGTCTTCAGCCTTGCCATCGGCTATTGACATTTGGAGTTGGGATACTTTGTCATCTATCTTTGAAGCTAGAAGTTTTAAATATTTATCGACCATTTCGTGCCTTTATAAGATCAGCCAGTACACGGCGTTTGTCAGTTTCCTTGTCAGCATCTAAGCTAAGTTTGTTCTTTGCAATGTCAGCCTGAAGGCGCGCCATGTCAATGTCCTTTTGGGTCATGATGCGCTCGCGCTCAATCTGTTGCTGTGACTGTTTAAGCTGTGCGTCCGTAGCATCCTTTTGCGTTTTGCGCTGCACTTCTTGCCCCTTAAGCTGCAGTTCTGCTTGTTGCATCTGAACCATTGGATCCTGTGCCATCTGTTGATTTTGTGCTTGTTGTGCTTGTGCAGTGTTTTGTTGCAACAACTGGGCGCTTGCCTGTGCAATGAGCCGTGACAACTGCACTTCAACATCCTCTGGCAATTTCTCTTCTGGGCCGGGGAGTGGCACACCCATTTGCTTCTCTATCAATTCGCGGTAGTGGAAACCTAAGTGCTCTGCAATGTGAGCCTGCATAGAAGCCATGATCATGTTGGCCTGTGGGTTCTGGCCTATGGTCTTCATGATCAAAGGATCTTGCATGAACGTCTGGTGCGTAGCAATGTGGGCTTGTTGGTCTTGGTAGATAAAAGCCTTCATTGGAGTGCCTTTTAGTGCGGCCATGTTCTCGCTGACTGGGTCTTTTGGTGCCTCGTCATCAAGTAACGGCACCAGTTTATTGGCATTCTTAATCCCTAAGACGTCAAGCATCTGTCTATGTAACTGTGGTAGATCATAGATTGAAGGAGCTTGTTGGGATAACTGGATCACCGCTTGATACTGAACAATCTTCTGCGCCATCGTGGCCGCGTTAGGGTCACTAACAGGGATAACCTCGACTAAGTCATAGTCAGACTGTTTGGCTTTGCGGGATCCCTCCTCTGGCTCGTAGTCGTATTCATCAGGTGTGTAGTCTCTAATAATGTCTCTAAGAAGAGCCAGCTCTTGCTTAAATGAATAGTGAATACGCGCTTGAACAGCGGTCATTACCTTTAATTGGCGCTCTAAGATGGCCAACGTGGTGCCAACTGGTGAATTGGCAGACATATCAGCAACTTGGATGTCAGCAGCCGAGGCAAACTTGCGGCCTTCTTCTACGATCTTATCTAACAACCCAGCCAATACCTGTGACGGCTCTTTATAAGGCAAAGCCATGATGTTCTCTGCAATAGTCCCACTAGGAACGTCTACATCGCGCCACTCAGCTGGGCCGATTGGGGTGTCATCTCCTTTGACCCTGAGTCCACGGGTTTTAAATCCGCCGGGAAGGTTAGCCAGAGTACCTGCGTCTACTAATTGGCGCAGAATTGACGTACCAGACTTGGCAAATGCGCCGACTAAGTGAATCAAACCAAAACAGTAGAAACCAAAGCCCGGAACGTAGCCATAGTGAACGTAGTGTTGACGTTTTGTGTGGAGTTTGTCGCCTTGTCTCCAGTTTCTACGGATAGCCAGACACTTTGTGCTTCCATATTCAACGGTCACAATATAAGGCAGGGCAATTCCTGTAGGTTCGCCGTCTTTATCGGTGTGCTCATACCCCTCAAGGTCAAGCTCCACGTTCATCTCAAGGATTTTGTAGCGATCATCCGACAAAGCGCGGAAGCCCATCTTTTCAGCGATCTTTTTCTCTACTTCATCCAGATTATTGTTAGGTTCACCCAAATCAATGTCGGCATAAAAGCCTGCGACTTGTAATTTACGCAGCTCGTTCTCTGTTTTACGCATAACGTGTGTAACACGGGGCGATGTTTGGATGTCTGACGCACCATAAGGGACTACTAAGTCTTCAGCCGGCACAAATATAGAGGTCTGTCTATCAAAGCTAGGGTCAAAGTAGACTTTCTTAAAGGCGTTACCTGAAAGGCCAAGACCCCAGACCATTCTTTCGTGCTCTGGACGGAACTCTGTCATCACATCTGTCAGTTGGTAGTTCATGTCCTCCTGAACACGGACGGCAGCGTCTTTTTTCTCCTGCGTTTCTTTACCAATGATCTGGGTTTTGACCGGACCAGCGGCGGGGAACGTGCTCATCATGATCTCGGCTTGGAATTTAACCAATGCTTCAGACAATAAAGGATGGTAGACGCCACAAGCACCAATCCAAGGGTCAGCCCGCTCTTCAATCTTCATTCCTAAGAGCTCTAGACCATCTACATAGGTCTGCATCCAGTCTTTACGGGAGTTGACGTCATCGTCATAGTCACCAATCAGGTCAGTCACTATCCCTGTGACTACACCACTGTCTAAATAG